CTACAGACATTGTTGTTTTTCCAAAATTTTCTAAACTTGCTATAGTTAACTGATCTCCAGTTTGTTTATATTTAAGACTTGTGTCTCTTAAAAACATACAAATGCCTAAAGCCATTACTAAGTCATCATTATAACCATCTTGTGCTTGGGCTTTACCATGTTTCCAAATAAACGTTCTTAATTCTTCTAAAGTACGTTTACTTTGAATAGTTACACTTTTTTCATGTAAATAACTAATCATTTTACCAATAACTAATGGACGAGTACGTAAAGTTGTACTAAAACCAGGTACCATACCTTGTCCTGAGTCAAATTTATTTAAATACATGTCTACATTAGTAAGAGCTGCATCTTGACGTGGGCTATAATACATGTTTGGATATCCTCTTTCAATAGCTGTTTGAACTACGTCCCATCCTACGTTAGCATTTTCAATTACCAATAAAGCATTGTTGTATTCGCTAGCTATACCCACTAAAAAGTGACCATAATCACGAGTTCCTATTTGTCCTTTATATTCTGCTACTTGTGTATTAGTTTCTATGTCAAAAACATGAAAAGCACTGTAGTCTTTTCCGTCTCCTCGAGCACAGTCAGCAACTACCGCATACATTTTAGAATAATCTGGTCTTTCAAATACCCAAAGATTACCATCTAAACCTCTACGTTCTAAAGGTTCTTTTGCTTGAATTAAATACCAGTTTAAAATAGTAGGATCAATAGCTGTGTCTCCAGATGTTGTAAAATCACAATCACATTCTTGAGCTGCCATTCTAGGTCCTAAATCTATATCTTGTTGATCTCTCCAAGCTTGATCTCGTTCAGGATGCACATCCCATGGTAATTTAATTGGAAGAAAACTATTCTTATCTTCTTCTGCTTTAACCCAAGTTCTATGGAACCAGTTTCCAGTACCATATGGGGTAGATATAGCAATACACCCACCACCTGTTGCGAGGGTTTGTTGGGCTGATACGAATACTTCTTCAATATTATCAATGAACGCGGCCTCGTCAATGAGTAATAAAGATACGGCTTCACTTCGCGCACTATCACTAGCAGCTGACACGGCTTTCATTTGACTACCATTTGATAATCGTATACTTAATTTGTTGTTTTCTAAAGATTTAATTTTCATCCAACTAGGTAAATTATCATATCCAAATTTTACTTTAGTTACCATGTTTTTGGCTGTTTCTGTTTTAGTCGCAATACATAATATGTTTTTATCTGTATTAAAAAGCATAAGCCATAAAGCATATGCTGAGCTTAATGTACTGATGCCTAACTGGCGAGATTTGTTTATTATATTAAATTTATTTTTTAAAAATAATCGTAATACACTTTCTTGAAACGGATACAAATTAAAATGAACTCTACCTTTAGTAGGGTGTTGAATCATGTAGTATTTTTTACAAAAATAAACAGGATCTTGTTTACACCTAATAAGTTCTTGTTGAATAGCTTCTTTTATAGAAAGCTGTTTTGGAACATCGTTTAATTCACTCATAACAATACTATTAAAAATATACTAACAGCTGCTACTAAGCCTGTGAGTATGTATGATTTATTTAATTTAGTTTGTAAATCACTTACTTGATTTTCTTTTTCTTTTATTACTCCTTTATAATTGTTAACTATACTATCTTGTCTAGTTTCATTCTTTTTATATAGAGCAATTTGAACGTCACTAACTTTTATTGTAGAATCTTGAGATTTAATTATTTTACTTTGGGTTTTAACAGTATCTCTACAAACAATAAGTTGGTTTTGTAAATAGTCTCTTTCTATTTTTACCTCTAATGCTTTTCGTAAAGCAGAAACAGGCACTACTACATTAGTATCACTTGAAAGTTTTTGTGAACTTACTGGCAATGTCAGCATTAGACATACCATTAAGACGATTACGTTCTTCTTCATATTGTTCTTTATATTCTGCTGCTCTTTTAGCGGCGGCTTCTAAGTCTTTTTTGTCTTTTGCTATTTGAGCTGCTAAAGCATTTTTTACTGAGTCTAAACTAGCAATGTATTGTTTATCTTTTGCTATTTCTTTATTTAAACTGTCTATAGTATTGTAATACTGTTGTTCTTTATTATTAGAATAACGTGGAGTTGGTTTATGAAACCAAAAATACAACACAACTATTATAATTAATAAACCTACAACCGTTGATATTGTTTTCATATTATAACATGTTATCAGCTTCAGCATCTACGTCTTTAGCTTCATCATCAACATCAAAATTCATTTCTTCTAATGATGATCTCCATGTATCAAATTCACTTCTCATAGATTCTTCAGGACTTTTAAATCTTGACATAACATCGTTATCAGCAAATACTCCGGATGTACCTCTACCATCGTCAAATAAATGATATGTTGTTCCTTTAATGTCTTTAGCAATACCTTTATATTTCATGTATATTCTTCCTGATTCTCCTGATCCAGGCATACCACCTACATAAACATATTCTTTACCTACCACTAAATTTGAAGGATCTACTTCATTTAAATTTTCTTCTTTAAGTTTAACGTCAGTATCTTTTAGTTTCATTTCACCAAAAGCATGTTTTTTAAATGGTACGGCTTCTTGTACGTCTTCTACCTCATTTATTGGTTGGGGTTTGAAAGCTTGTACCATTCTTCTAAATAAATCGTTTGAAAAATTAATATTATCCATATTTACGTTTTATTATAAATATGATCAATAATCATTTTTACGCGATTTTCAGTTGAACCACTTATTTTTAATAAATTTTTAGGAGGATATCTTTCAAGTAAATTTTGAATTTGATAATCAATTTGGTCTCTATAATCACTGTTTGTTTCTCGTACTCCGTTATTTTCAATACTTACACCTTCCGGACTAACATAAATAACAAGATCATACTCATCTTTTAAATACATTGCTGCATGTTCAAAATCATACTTTTGATGATCAGGAATACTTTGTGCTAATGCTGTAAATGCACAAACATCCCAAATAGTTCTATCTGTGAGAACTCTAGACATCATAAGCTCTGCACTTCTTTCTGCTAAAAATACAAATTGTCCTTTTAAAGTTGAATCAGTATTCAAAGGAATACCCATATTCATTAAGTATTTACTTCTTTCTGTAGCAGTTTGATAATGAGCAAAGTGAAAATCTGCTCTTAAAGCATTTACTAACGTAGTTTTACCTACACTCATTGTACCTGTTAATCCTATTTTCATATTATCTCATTGATTGTTCGTAACGTGGATCTTTTGATGGTGGAATGCCATTAAAGTCTCTTTTAGCTTCTTCCCACTGTTCTTTAGTCTTTTGTTCTCCAAAAATGTAATATTCTGGTTTTTGTTTTTGATCTTTTGGGTAAATCAACGCAGGACCATCCCAATTGTGTAATACTCTACGTTCATCGTTGTTGAAGTAATGAATAACTTTACCATCAACGGTTTTCATCTTAATTGTTTGCATAACTTATTGTATATAGTTTAAATAAAAAGTGTTAAATCTCCATCATACCATACATCTTCTAGATAGTATTTGTCGTTAAGTAAAGACTCAGCAACATAAATACCTTGTGCACCACTTACTGTAATTCCTCTTGATGATAATGCATCTCCTACAAAATAAACATTTGGATATTTAGTAAGACTCAAATTTTTATAATTAACAAGTGGTTCAGGTGAAAGATATTTTACTTCAGGTACATAAACTCCCCAATCATCACCAAAATCAAATACTTTATTCATGTCATCAATGAAATTTTTAATGTAAGTCCAATACTCACCCATAGCTTCTTCAATTTGTGATGTTTCTACAACTGGATAACTATTAACCATTTCACCTTCTGATGTGATTCCTGCTACTCTTGATGGGCTGTAATATAATCCCGTTCCATCTTTTTGTAATTTAGACACAACATTACGACTCCACTCAAATGGATTTTCAATTCCTTTGATTTCCATAATAATACCAAAGTTAGTCATATTGTTTCTGTATTCTTCACCTTTTTTAGCATGACCATTATAAGTAATGTCACCATAAGTTTCTTCTACAGCAACATAAGCAGCGTTATTATTAGTACAGAATGAACGTAAACTAACATCATCAAACTTTTGATATAACTTAAAATCATAACTTACATCAATCAATTTTTGAAAATAATGTTGTGGTGCTTCAAATCGAACTCCTAACTGAACTGATTTAGGTTCATCTGGTAATTGATATTGATTAGCTAATTGTTGAGCAAAATCAATTCCTGATTTGCCTACTGCAAATATAAGTTCATCATATTCAAATGAATGTTCTAGATCAGATTGTGGTACTGTTACAGTTCCTGTTTGATTTTTAAAGTCAATAGCTGTTACTTTAGCTTCCCATTCAAATTTAACACCTTTTTCTTGTAAATAAGTATACCAATTTTTAGCAATTTCATGAAGATAATTACTACCAATATGATACACAGGAAACATTCTTAAACCGAAATATGGTTTAATAAATTCAGGTTCTTCTTGAGGATTAGACAAATAAATTTCTGCTTCTTTAGGATGAAAACGTCTAAAATTTTCTATAACTTGATCCATCAAATCCATAGCTTTTTCTTCACCACAGTATTTTGATAATTGACCTCCAATTGCTGTGTGATAAGTTAATTTACCATCACTCCATCCTCCAGCTCCTAACATTCCTTCCATTACTTCTTCAGGAAGTCTGTTGTGAGGATCTTTACCCATATCAATAATAGTAATATCTTCTCCAGGATAACCATTATCTACCAATTTAGTTGCTGCATTAATGCCTGCAACACCTGCTCCTACAATAACTATTTTCATGCTCATAACTAAAATATTATAATAAATTATTCATATTAAACCAAATAAATTTTTAATTTAAGTTTACCATTTCCCTTAATAGCTCTATGCCATTTATGTTTAGGAATATAAATTGGTTTATTTAATGAAGTTGGTAATTCGTTGTCTAATTGTATCTTCCAATCTGTTTTACCAATAATTTCAATTGTTCTGTTTTCATCATCACGATGCCACAAAAGTTCAATTGGATCGATATTATCGCTAAATTCGCGAATAATATATTTGTCTGTAACTTCTATGTCTGTGTA